CCAAAGTCTGATAAATCTTCCATAGGCGGCGGTTCTGCTCGGTACTGCGCTTTGATTTGTACGGTCGGATGCTGATCCACCGTATGAACCTGCGGAGTAACGCCATGCCCCGAATCATAACCTGCCCCGCCTGCAAAAAGGCAAAGCCGGAAAGCGATTTCGCCTTACAGAAAAACGGCTTAAGGCAAAAACGATGCCAAACATGCGCGGAGCGGCAGAAAAGGTACTACTACAAGTGCAAGGCGGAAAAATACCTCACACCAAGCGAAGTAAACAAATTTCCGCCCATGCCCGAAATTTTAAAACCCGCCTACTGGCATAAATACCTATGACCGTTTCAGACGGCCTGAAAAAAGGAAACCGAAATGAGCAACACGCAATTAACCCCCGCGCAGAAATCACGCCAAATTAAAGACTTTTTCGACAAGCCCGCCGTACAGGCCAAAATGCGCGAACTTGTGGACAAAAACGCCGCTAGCTTCGGCACATCCATCATGCAGATCGTAAACAGCAACGTCATGTTGCTGGATGCCGAACCGATGAGCATCTTCAACGCCGCCTGCATGGCCGCCACCCTGAACCTGCCCGTCAATAACAATTTGGGTTTTGCCTACATCGTCCCCTACCGCAACAAAGGGCGCGTGGAAGCACAGTTCCAGCTTGGCTACAAAGGCTTCATCCAGCTTGCCCAGCGCAGCGGCCAATTCGAGCGGCTGGTATCCCTGCCCGTCTACGAAGACCAACTGATAGAGGAAGACCCCATCAACGGCTTCAAATTCGACTGGAAACAAAAACCTGCCGCCAACGAACAGCCCGTCGGCTATTACGCCTATTTCAAACTCATTAACGGCTTTACCGCCGAACTGTACATGACGCACGAACAGGTGGCCGCCCACGCAGGCAGATACAGCCAATCCTTCAAAAAAGGCTACGGCGTATGGGCGGACAACTTCGAGGCAATGGCACTTAAAACCGTTACCAAGCTGTTGCTGTCCAAGCAAGCCCCGCTGTCAATTGATATGCAAAAGGCCGTTTTATCCGACCAAAGCGTGATTAAAGACGTAACCGCCGAGCAGTTCGACTACATCGACAACCAACCGTCCGACCCTGTGATGCTGCTGCCCGTAGACGATACCCTGTTTGCCACCTTGAAAGAAAACATCAGCACCGGAGAAATCAGCGTGGAGAGCGTGCTGAACGGCAACTACGACCTAACCCCCGAACAGAGAGCAGAGATTGAGAGCTTGTGATGCTGATCCGCTGCTCCGCCATCCACAAAATCATCGGCCTGCCGCGCAGCAAAAACGACAGGCTGACCCAGACCGCCAAAAGCCACCTTATCGAGCAGGCCAAGCAGGAGCTATTCGGCGTAGCCGCCTTTGACGGTGCCAAGTACACCGAAAAGGGCAACGCATTAGAGCCGTTCGCCATACAAGGCAGCGGCATGATACGCGGCAGGCAGTACACCAAAAACACCGAGCGGCGCGAAAACCCGTGGATTAGCGGCGAATGCGACATACACGACCCGAAGCACCGCCTGATTATCGACACCAAATGCAGCTGGGAGATTAAGACCCACCCGTTCTTCCGCGAAGAAGCCGAACGCAAAGTCAAAGAAGCAGGCTACGACTGGCAAATGCAGGGCTATATGTGGCTGTTCGACTGCGAGCAGGCCGAGATTGATTTTTGGCTGTTCCCCTGCCCGGAAGACCTAATCGGCCAATACGGCGACCCCGAAAAACTGATTGACGCCATCGAGCGCATCCCGCTGCACAAGCGCGTAACCACCGTTACCGTCAAACGCGACCCTGAAGCCATCGAGCGCATCCAAGAGCGCGTGGCCGTTTGCCAAGAATACTACCGACAACTCATGCAGGAGCAAAAATGAGTGTAAACAAAGCCATCCTAATCGGCCGCCTAGGCCGCGACCCCGAAGTGCGCCACATGCCCAACGGCGAGGCCGTCTGCAACTTCTCCATCGCCACCAGCGAAAGCTGGAAAGACCAGCACGGGCAAAAACAAGAACGCACAGAATGGCACAACATCACCCTCTACCGCCGCATGGCCGAAGTAGCCGGGCAATACCTGAAAAAAGGCAGCAGCACCTCGACAGCATGCGCGACGCGATAGACGCGGCCATGCGCATACAGGCAGCGGAGGCCGTCTGAAAAAAGAATTTATACCGAAATGCAGAAAGGTAAATGAAATGAATGATTGGAAAAATCTAAACGATGAATGCCCGTGTATCGGGTGGATTTGCGATGTATTACTGCCCAATGGGACGATCATCGAGAACGTGGAGGCAGTAGAAGTTGAGGACGATGAAGCTTTTATGCCTGAAGTCGGTTTTGAAAAATATCCCGAAGCCACGCATTTTCGAAAATCAAAATGAAAGGGAAACAAATGAAAATTTTCTTTTCAATCATATGCCTTTGCCTTTTTGTGTTGGCAGTTTGTGAACCAAGTGTTAGCTATCAGCAATATAGAGAGGGGAAACAAGTAGATATTCAAAATCAAATAACACAAAGTTCGAACCTTAGACAATATAAAGAATGTAGGCAAGATAAACCGACAATAGGTAGTCAGTAAATCTATACATTAACTTTAAAATTCAGAAAATCCAGCCGTTTGCACACATCCAAAGAAAATCATTTTCTTCATGCAAAATGCTGAACAATCAAAGTAGATTGTCCAGCATTGTTTAGTTCATGAGCCACAAGCTTTTTATTGAATCGGCCTGATTTAAATCGAGTTTGCGAGCAAGTTATTCACATAACTCTTTCACACTCTCGGGAATATTGCCGCTGCATGCCCATGTAATTTTATTGCCTTCCTGCAATGGCAGCATGGCCAAAGCCTGATCGCTACCAACCGGAATAGCGGTAATCGTGCCCTGCAGGATGCTGATACTTTGCCAATACTTATACTGCGTTTCGTTCAACATCAATGCTTCTGTAATCTGATTTAACTCCAAACCTTCCGATAGCTTGGAAGCAATTAGGTTTTGCGTAAAAATCAAGGCATCGGCAGCAGAATCAGGATTAGGGCTGCTTTTCTGTTCGATATTTGGGACGGGGCTTCCTGTTACCGGGGAAACGGCCGTCGGCATTTCCAAACCGGACAATTCGTAAACAGGCTTCAATGCCGTATTAAACTGCGGTGCAAAGCGATCGATGCCGACACAGACACCCGCCAACAACAGGCACGCGATGCCCAGCAACAATCCGATTGCGGCCACTCCGCCCCGTCCTTTGAATCCGCACACCACCGCTAAGACTGCCAAAGCGATCGGCAATACATACAGCGGCACGCCCAAGTCGGTAATAACGCTGCCTAACTCAAGCGTTTTCAACAGCGGCAAAACGGCAAAGGCAAGAATGGACAACAACAATCCCAACGCACCCGCCGTACTGCCCGGCGCGGCATTTTTTTTGTTTTTTGGCTGATCGAAAGGATTGCGCGACTTGGTTAATGAATTAGAAAATTTAGACATGATTTTAGATAAAGTGAGTAATTGACAATATAATATTTGGCGCAATTCTATCAAGTTATGTTAAAACAGGCAATTGCAGAGGCAATTGCCTGTTTGTTTGAACAACCGTTTCCGGACTCTGATTCATGCTTTTCAGACGGCCTGTCTGAATTTAAAACAACCGTGTCCATATTGGGGAGAAGGTGTTTTGAATCAGACAGACAGTCGATACTGCTTCTATTCAAGCCGAACCCAAAGTTTATTCTTCCGGTTCTTCCCCGTCGGTTTCATCACGCACGCCTTCGGTAATTTCGATATTGGTACCGGCGGCAGCCCGGATTTTGCTGTCGATTTCGTTTGCAACATCGGGATTCTCCTTCAGCCAAACGCGTACATTATCTTTGCCTTGACCGATTTTCGCACCGTTGTAGCTGTACCATGCGCCTGATTTTTCAACAATATCGTATTTCACGCCGAGGTCTATCAATTCGCCTTCCCAGCTCACGCCTTCGCCGTAGAGGATATCGAATTCGGCCTGGCGGAACGGCGGGGCAACTTTGTTTTTAATGACTTTGACTTTGGTTTCGTTGCCGATAACGTCGTCGCCTTTTTTAATTTGGAGGCCACGGCGGATGTCGAGGCGGACGGATGCGTAGAACTTCAAGGCGTTACCGCCGGTGGTGGTTTCCGGGCTGCCGAACATAACGCCGATCTTCATGCGGATTTGGTTGATGAATACCACCAAGGTGTTGGTTTTTTTGATGTGGCCGGTCAGTTTGCGCAGTGCCTGGCTCATCAGGCGGGCTTGCAGGCCGACGTGGCTGTCGCCCATATCGCCTTCGATTTCCGCTTTCGGCACAAGTGCGGCAACCGAGTCGATAACCACCATGTCTACACCGCCGGAACGTACCAGCATATCGCAGATTTCCAATGCCTGTTCGCCGGTATCCGGCTGGGAAACCATCAATTCTTCCACTTTCACGCCCAGCTTGCGCGCATAAATCGGGTCGAAGGCGTTTTCGGCATCGATAAAGGCGCACACACCGCCGTTTTTCTGGCATTGGGCGATGGTTTCCAGACACAGGGTGGTTTTACCGGAAGATTCCGGGCCGAAAATTTCAACAATGCGGCCGCGCGGCAAACCGCCGACGCCGAGCGCCAAATCGAGGCCGAGCGAGCCGGTAGAGACGACTTCGAGGTCTTCATCCTGATGGCTGCCGTCCATTTTCATAATGGAACCTTTGCCGAACTGTTTTTCGATTTGGGCCAAGGCTGCGGCCAAGGCTTTGCTTTTGTCTTCCGATTTGCTGCTTTTTTTCTCGTCTGCCATGGTGGGTATTCTCGTTGAGGTTTGTCAAATGGGGTGATTATCTCATAAGGGGAGGCCCGGGGGGGCATCAGAGTTCTGAGGGCGCGCGGA